CGGCAGCGGGTTCACTTCCCCGATCAGCGTGGACGGCGGCGTGGTGACCAGCCACGCAATCTCCGATGACGGAGCCTGCGTGGCGTAGCCGCCTACCGCCGGCAGCAGGGTTACCGCGCTCACTCCAGCGGCCACCGAACTGCCGGCGGACGGGGTGAACACGCTGGCCCTCGTGACCGTGGACAGCGTGGTGGACACGGCCGCGCCCAGGCGGTTGCGGCGACGTGGGTCCAGCAGGTAGTACGGCGGCGTGATCGCTCCCCGAAACAGCATCTCGAACCAGGACCAGGCCCGAGGCTCCAGCAGGTCCAGCGGCACGGTGTAGGTCCGTTTGTACCCGAACACATCCTTGGTCTGCGTGCCGGACAGCGCGGTATGCAGCACACCGAGTGCGTTGCTCGGGTTGTCGAACCCCCCCAGCGGGACCTGCACGGACAGCAGCCGACCAGCCGGACCGAGGTAGAACACGCTCACGCCAGACTGTGCGCTCACCGGTTCGCACCCGCCTTCTTGTTCACCCGGTTGATCTCGGTCGCGGCCTGCGTGGCGGACAGCGTGACCTGCCAACCGGAGATGGCCGACACCACGGCGTCGTGGAGATCCCTGGCGCTGGGCGCGTTTCCGCCGGCTCCAGCGGCTGCGGTGGCGCCCGGCACCGACGCGCCAGGCACGAGCGCGGCTGTGTTGACGGTCGTGGAGAAGGCGCCGGCCACCTTGCCGGCGATGCCCTTCACTCGGGCCAGCACAGGCGCGGTCGCGGCGATCAGCCCGTTGGTCAGACCTTGCATGATGTTCTGCCCAAACCCGTGGAAGATCCGTGAAGGCGAGCCGATGCCCAGCACCGACTTGAACGCACCACCGATGGACGAGCCGATGGACTTGACGAAGTTCAGTGCCGAGTTGAACGCGGACTTTAGCCCGTTGACCAGGCCGTTGATGATGTCGCGGCCTATGTTGTAGAGCCACTTGGCGGCGTCACCGATCGCGCCGACCACCTTGCCGTACAGCCCTTGGAAGATGTCGCGGATGATGTTGAGCCCGGCCACGACCGCGTCACCGATCGCGCGCAGGGCTCCGGTGAAGATGTCCTTGATCAAGTTCCAGGCGCCCGACGCGATCGACTGGAGTCCGTGGCCCAGCTCGCGCCAGTTGCCGGTGAAGATCCCTGCGAACACCATCAGGATGCCCTTGACGATGTTGAGGGCGTCTCCGATGATCTTCGCGATCGAGCCGAACACGGCCGTGACCAGCGGCAACAGGGCATTGATGATCGGGATCAGGATGCCCGAGATCACGCCGACGAGCTGGGTGATCACCGGGATGATCGGCAAGATCGCCGGGATGATCTGGATGAAGGCGTTGATGATCGGCGTGAGCAGCGGCAGCAGGGCCACGAGGATCTGCGCCAGCGCGCCCAGCACGGCGCCGGCCAGTTGTGCCAGCGGCGGCAGGACCGGCGCGACGGCGGTCAGCACCTGACCGAACAGCTTGACGATCGTGGTGATCACCGGGGCGAGCGCGGTCAGCACGGACAGCAGCGCCTTGCCGATGATCTGCACGACCTGACCGATGATCGGCAGGATCGGCGTAATTGCCTTGAACAGGCTGGTCATAGCCGTGCTGACCGTGTTTGCGATCAGGTTCGCGAGTGCGAGCAAGATCGGCAACACGGACTTCACCACGGACGCCAGGGCAGCGAAGATCGGCTGGAGCGACTCCAGCACGGTGTTCATCGACAGCATCGCCGTGATGATCTGCACGATCGGGGCGATCAACGGCGCGGCGGCCGACACCAGGGCGAGGAAGGTCTGGGCCAGTTGGACGAACACGCCTACCAGCGGAGCGACGAGTGGCGTGAGCGACTTGATCACCGGGATCAGGATGCTGACGAACTGGCCGATCAACTGCGTCAGCGGCGGCAGCACCGACTGGAGGATGGCGTTGCCCAGCGGCGCCAGCGCGGACAGCAGTTTGCCCAGTATCGGCAGGATCTGGCCGACCGCGTTGAAGATCGCCGTCAGCCCCTGTGCGGCGGCACCGACGTTCAGGTTCTGGAACAGGCCAGCGATGCCCTGCGCGAGTGGCTTCAGCCCGTTGGCCAGAGCCTGCACGATCGGGTCGAGACCCTTCAGCGCGTTCGCCAGCGCCGGCACCAGAGTCGTGGCGAAGGTCGCGAACCCCTGGCCTAGCTGGGTGATCATCGGGCCGATCGCGACGGCCGCCGTGTGGAACGCGGGCGCCAGCCCGGATACCGTCTTGCTCCACAGGTTCGCCACGCCGACCAGCGCGGGCACGATCGGCGCGAACGCCTTCGTCATGGTCGACTTGACCGTATTGCCCAGGTTGGTGAAGGACGCGGCTACCTTGGCGTTGCCCTTCTCGGCAGCGATGCCCATCCCGATGAACGCCAGCGGCAGTGCCAGACCGATCGCACCGATGGCCGGACCAGTGGCCGCGACGATGCCGGCGGCCATCAAGCCCACCGAGGACTTGAGCTTGGCCGCGACTGGTCCGGCGTTGCCGAACTGGCTGACCATGTTGCCGATCGACCGAGCCGCCCTGTCCGCACTGCCGGTCAGGTTGTTCAGCGAACTCGATGCGGCGTTGGTGGCCTTCGTGGAGTCGGTCACCGTCTTCTTGCCGAGGCTGAACCTGCCGAACAGCCCGGACAGCTTCGTGGTGAGCCCGGTCAGGATGTTGCCGTGCTTGTTCTGCGACGCGGCGAGATCGTCTTCAGCCTTCTTGCTGGCCTCGGTCGCCTTCGTCGCCTCGGTCTCGGCCTGCGTGTGCGCCTTCGTGGCGGCCGCGACGGAGTCGTCAGCGATCTTGGCCCGCTGCTGTGCCGCCGTCAGGTCGGTCTCGGCCTTCAGCCGCTGCTTGCTGGAGTACAGCGTGGACCGGGTCACCGTGGCGTATCGGGTCTCGGCCGCCGTGAGGTCGTCGGTTGCCTTGCGCTGCTTCTCCAGCGCGGACGAGAGCTGCGACGCGCTGGCCTGCACGTTCGAGGACAGCCCGGCCAGCGGATCGGAGGACGAGCCGACGCTGACACCCTTGAGCGCGTCGTTCAGATCCTGGTTGATCTTCTGCTTGACGCCCGTGAGGTTCGCGGTGATCCGGATCGAGGCTTCACCGATGACGGTAGCCACCGGCTCACCTCCCTACCGCGCCGACCGCCCGGACGGGATAGGCGGTATGTGCTGCTCGTTCTCCTGCTCCAGCGCGCCCGCTCTCGCGGTGTGCTCCGGCAACAGGCCCCAGGTGGCCCGAGCACGCTCCGGATCGATCACCGCTTCCATCGTGGTGAAGTGATCCAGTAGCTTCTCCAGCCGCTCGCCTGGCGCCTCGGCCAGGATCGCGTACACCGCGTCGCACCAGTCCGATATCGCCGTACGCAAGTCCAGACCGGCCAGGACGAGCCGGCCACGGATGTAGGGACCGAGTTGGGGGTGACGGGCCGTCATGCAGATGGCGACGACCCGACCGTAGGGCGTTCGGCAGCGACCGCCACGAGATCCTCCAGGATCTCCCCGATCACCTCGATGTCCACGGTGACCCCGTCGTCCTCGAACATCATGTGGTCCCAGCGGCGCCGGCTGGAACCCTTGGCCGGCTCGGTGAACTGCGGCGCCTTGTCCATCGTGTAGAGCTTGCCGTCTGGGCCACGGAACTTCGGCTGCCAATTCGCGCCTGCGTTGCCCGGTTTGGGCAGCGGCTCGGGCACCCACTGTGCCGGCACGCCGTCGTCGTCGCGCAGCATTCGAGACATCATCCGGAACACGGCCTGCGCCTTGCGCTCGCCGTCCTCGCCGGACGTGGTGAACATCAGCGTTGCGCCGGCATCCGCCTGCGGCCGGGCCACGAACTCGTGGATCTCGCTCTTGCCGTTGCGCCACACCTCCAGCTCGAACGGCTCGGGTGGGATCTGGGACGGGTTCCGGGTGTGGTACCGCTTGCCGGACATGATCGGTCTCCTGTCGTTCAGTGCAGTGACGAGTGCCGCCATCCACCAGATCAGCGCGCCTATCCGGTCGCCGGCCAGCCACAGGACGCCCGAGATGCTCAGGTACACCAGCACCCTGGTCATCAGCCGGCCGCCACCGGCAGCGCGCGGTTGAGGAAGTCGTTGGCGCGCGTGCCGGGATGGTTGACGACTCGGGCGAACACCACCATGCCGCCCACGACGAACCGCAGGTGCGGGTTAGGTCGGTTCGCTCGCGCGGCGATCATGTGCGGTGGCGTGCCGTACAGCACGTACCCCAGGTAGGGCGTCTCTTTCGGGTGGCCGAACGTCACGTCCACGTAGGGTCGTTCACCGCTCAGGCCCGGCTGCTTGCGCCCGGTCGCGGCCAGCTTCCCGGTACGCCTCGGGCAGTCGGCTCGCGCCTTGTCCAGCACCTTCATCGCTCGCCGGTCCAGGTCACGGCGGATCGGGCTGCGCAGGTCGTTGGTGAAGCGCAGCCACTTCGCGTTGTCGATGCCGCCGGTCACGGTCGCCACGATCACGGTCATGTGCGCTGCCCCGGTGCCGGCGGGTTGAGCGTCGACACGGTGGCGGTCAGCGCCAGCTCCAGGCCCAGGAAGCCGCCGGCCGGTCCGACCGGCTGCACGGCGCCGGCCTGCACGCTCGCGCCGGGCGGTACCGCGTCGTTGGGGAAGGCGACGAAGTTGACGCCAGCTTGGCTCAGCAGGCCCGCGTCGATCATCTGCTGCTCGCCGGCCGCCTCCAGCTCGTCCAGCGTCGGCAGCTCGCCCCGGTCATCGATCGTCGGATAGCAGCGGACCAGGGTCAGGGCGTAGGTGGCGTGCCGCATCGCGTCAACCGAGGCTTGCTTGCCGAAGGACGGCGAGAGCTGAGTGGCGTCTTTGGACCGACCCCAGCCGACCTCGGCCAGCGTGATCGTGATCTGCTCGCAGTCCCAGGCCACGTCCTGCGGCGTACCGCCACCCACGTACCGCCGGTCCGGCACGGTGACCCCGGACTGCTCCAGGTAGGCCACGACGTAGGCAAGGAACGCCTTCGGGATGGTCAGCAGGTCAACCCCGCCGGACGGGGCAGCGTAGGCGAAGGGGAAGCTCACTGGCCCATCCGTTCGATCGCAGCCGCCAGTTCCGCCTCGGTCGGCTTGGCGCGGACCCGTCGTCCGCCTGCCCCGTTGCGCCGTGTGCGCTTCGGACGGGTGCGGGTTGGCTCAGAGACCGGGGGCACCGTCTCCGGCGGCTCCTGGACCACCTGGGGCTCGATGGCGGCCGGGTCGTCCACGATCACCAGGTCGGCCGGGTAGCCGACCGGCGGAACGGTCACATGGTGGCTGAACGGGTCGTGCGGGCGGCTCAGCGTCATGCCGGGCAGGGTAGTCCGCCACGATGTCCTCGGGCCGTGCGATGCCGTACAGAAGTCGCCGAACAGCGGCATGGTGAGCGGCCATCGTGATCCGGATCGCCGCGTGGTGCCGTTCGTTCTCGCGCCGTAGCCACGAGCGCTGTGCGCGGTGCAGCAGCCACATGATCAGGGCGACGAAGGGTGACCAGTAGAACCCGGCGTAGATGTTCGGCCACCACGTGTCGAACGGCGGGAACAGGTGGGACCACGCGATCATGGCGAGCGCAGTGCCCTCGGAATGTCCGGCGACCACACGGTGGCCCGCGAGCGGCGTGACTGCGGATTCACGGCAGCCAGGAATAGATCCACCTCATACAGCCCGGTCCGGCCTTCCTTCAGAAAGATCATCGGGTCGATCACGGCCACGGCAATGCCCTGGCGGGTGATCGAGGTGACCCGCTTGGGCAGCTCGCACTTCTCCCCGATCGAGTCCTTCACCAGCTCCACGGCCAGTCGGACGGCCGCCTGTACACCCATCTCGGACGGCGGATCACCGTAGGTGTAGTTGATCACGGTAGCGCCAGTGAACTCCACCCAGCGCCGGCTGTCCGTGCGCTCGATCCAGCCTGACTTGAGCAGCCGGTAGGCGGTGAACGCCACGCCCTGCACGGTCACGTCCGTGATCGCGACGACCTCGTCATGCGGCAGCTTGATCGCCATCGGCTGTGGCGGGATGCCGACGTACCGAGGGAACCAGGCCCAGCCCGAGAAGCTCCACCACCAGTAGGACTGCGCCGACTCGCCCCACGTCCGGTAGTAGGGCCACGCCCCGGTACCCGGTGCCGGCGGCTGGTTGCGCAGCTCCACCGTCGCGGTGCAGCCCACACCCGACCACTGCCGGCCGGACAGCGCGTACAGCACCTCCGACGCGGCCATCAGCCACGCCACCCACTGCGCGGTTGACGCCAGCGGCCGGTCTTTCTCGCCCACGTCGTCAGGGTTCGCCCACGGCCCGCACAACTCCGCGCTGCGCGGCGCCGGGTTGCCGGGGCTGCTCACGTCTGGACGACGCTCGTCACGAACCCCACCGACAGGTCCGGGATGGTGGCCTCACGGGTGTACTGCCACACCCGGTCCGAAGGCGTCAGGTAGTTGTTCAACGGACCTTTGCCCCAGCCAGGGTTCTGCACGCCGTAGCCCAGAAACTCGGGCAGCGTCGCGGAGTCGGCCGCCAGAATCCAGTTGCCGGTCGGCGTGAGGTAGCACTGCGGTATCACCCAGTGCAGGTAGGGCAGCGACCGGGCGAACGCGGACCCGATCACGGCCCGGCTCCACAGCTCGATCGAGATGCCGTTGGGCAGTTCCTCCACGCCCGTCAGCGGCGCCCGATAGCCGATCTGGTTGGGCGGCGTGCTCGCGTCTGAGACCGTGTCGCCACCGATCAGGAACGAGAGCAGGTTGGGGTCCGGCTGGCAGATCTGCAACCCGCCGATCGCGCCACGCTTCAGGGTGTACGGCGCCTGGTAGTTGACGCACGCGATGCCCTGGCCGTTGAGCTGCACGACCTCCTTGGCGTCCTCGTACTCCAGGCCCAGCTCAGCCTTGACCATCGCCTGCGAGCAGTAGCAGAAGTTGGTGCCCACCAGCGGCAGGCCGGCGGCATCCAGCTTGCTCACCCTCATGCCGAGAGCGAAGATCGAACCTGCACCGTCGTACGCCATCGTCGTTCCTCCTGGTCACGCAATCTGGCACGCGAAGTGCACGCACGGGTCGAACGTCGCGGCGAACATGCGATCAGCCCACACTTCCCTGCGGTTGGTGGACCGGTTGATCGTGGCCGAGACCGGGTCCGTCATGACGGCGATCTCCGCGAACCGCAGGGACACCGGACCCGTGGCGTAGCACCACACTCCCGGCGCCGTGGGGTTGGTCTCGCCCGGACCGAGGCCGGGGTAACCAGGATCGGCCACGATCACCGCGTCGGTCTGGGTGTAGAGCAGGTTGCCCACGCGCCGGATCTGCGCACCGAGCTGTGTGGCGATGCGCACCGGGACGTGCAGGAAGCACTGTGCGCCACCCATGGCCTGCCGGGCTCGTTCCTCCAGCAGGCCCAGCGCTTCCATCGGGTCCGTCACCGTCGTGGTGATCACCGTGGCGTCGGCCGACGCGAGGTAGGCGTTCACTTCGCCAGTGCCGGCAGGAGACGTGAACGGGTTGGCCTGCGTTGCCGTGCCGGTCCACAGTTCCTGCGCAGCCGCGAAACTGGCGACCGCTTCGGCCCTACGCCTTACCCGTTCGAGGTCGAACGCGACGTTGAGCGTGGTGCAGTAGTCGCGGACGCGGTACCCAACCGGGTGGTAGTAGACGAGGCCATCCGTGGAGTCCGCCGGCTCGCCGGTCAGATCCGCGCACGGGTCCACTACCTCGAACTGCGGGCACAGCTCCGACCGCCACGCCATCCCCTCCTGCCAACGTCGCGAGTCCTCGCCTGCGGCCGGCGGCAGCGCGGACGCGGCCAGGTTCGCCACTCGAACGCCGGTAGCCCGATAGCCAGTGATCTCGGTGAACAGCATGTAGACCTTCCTTCAGCCGGTCCGCAGGCCGATCATCCGCCCGACGTGGTGTAGACGGTCATGCCATCCCACGAGCCGTCCGTCTCCGGCGCGACCGTGCCCGAGCTGGCGCCGGTCGGCATGAGCGGCAGCACGACCCGCAGGGACTCCAGGCCGTTGAACGCCACGCCCTCGAACGTCTCGGTGAACGTCTGGTACCGGTTGCGCATGTTGAGCTGGGAATCCCGGACCAGACCGAGGTCCAGCGTGCCGCCGTCCAGGAACAGCCAATCGCCCTCGCGGTACAGCAGGGAGTCCACGGCATTGGGCCAACCGGGCACCGCCTGGCCGGCGGCCAGCGTGTTGTAGAACTGCTGCGGTACGGCGACACCGTTGACCGGGCCAGCGGTCGCGGCCAGGCCGTCCAGGTGCCAGGTGACGTTGACGTTGCGGGTGCGGAACCACGTTTCGAGCGTGGCCTGCGCGATTGCGAACTGCACGGCCGGGTCGCCCGTCGTGTTCATCGCCCGAGCCATGTCGGTCCGCAGCATGTCGATCAGCCACTGCGGCATGATCGTGTGCAGCGGCACCGTCGTGTCCAGGCGGTGCCGGTTGCGGTAGTAGCTGATCACCTTGTCGTAGGTGGCCAGCATGTCGCGGACCGCGCCCAGCGCCTGCTTGCCGTACACGATCTTGCTACCGGCCAGCAGGCGCGACAGCAGTTGATTCTCGGCGAACCGTGCCCAGGCCACCTGTGCCGCCTGGTTCGTCGCGTCCACCCACTCGGTGTCGAACCGGGCCGTCATGTTCGCGAACTCCAGGCACATGTAGGTGCTGTAGATCGACGCTTCCACCACGCCAGGGCAGTCCACCACCAGGCACGTCTTCGGCCCGAACGGGTTGCCCTGACTGTCGTTGCCGGACTGGTAGGTGACCACGTTGCCGGGTGCCACCTGCACCGACTGGTCATTGTCCTGTCCCCACACGCCCAGACCCTCGGCCATCTGGAGCGCGTCGAACGGGAGTCGGTACTGGATGCCGCCGCGCTCCACCTGGAACCGGGTCAACGCGTCGCGGACCGGCCGGTTGGTCACGCCAACCACGTTGATGTCGTAGATGACCTCCAGCGGCAGGCACAAGCCGCCGGACTGCGCCGCAGCGGTGAGGCTCTGTGGCTGCGTCGCCAGCTCGATCCGCGAGGTGTTGGTCAGTGCGTCGGCCGGCGTGAGGCGCCTGTCCTCCGGGTATTCGAACATCATCCGGGCCACGTGGATCTTCTCGGCTGGCCCCTGCGACCGGGCAATCGTCTGGTACCGCTCGCGGAACGCCTCGGCCAGCTCGCGCCGGGTCGTGGGCTGCTGGCCCACCTCGTACCCCGGAATGCCGCCCTGAAGGCGCGTGGTGACCCGCACCTGGCCGGCGTAGGTGGCTTCCTGTCGCCCGTCGCCCCGGTTGAGCCCGCCCAGCCGTCGCCCGGCCGCCTGCTGCCCGTCGCCGGCCTCGTGCCGACCACCGGCCGCCGGATCGTCGTCCGTAGTGCCCGTGTCCTCGTCCGTCTGCCGGGCGGCCGGCTGGTTGCCCTCGCCTCCACCCTGGTCGGCCGGGTTGGGTACCGGCGCAGCAGCCTGGTCGGGCGCACCCGTGTCGTTCGACGGGTCGTGGTGCGTGGCCGCCGCGTCGTCACCGTCCAGTGCCGCGAGCGCCTCGCGCTGGCGATCCGCCAGGCTGGTGCCCTCGGACCGCTCGGTCAGGGCAGCGTTGATCGCTCGCGCCTGATCGCGCAGCAGTTCGATCTCGCCCACGACCGCTTCGGTGGCGTCTTCGGTGGCCAGCTCGGTACCGCGCGCCCGGATGGCCGCCAGGGCTGTGCGCAGGTCGGTCTCGGACAGCAGGCGGATCTCGGCCGCGAGCTGTCCACGCAGCGCCTCGCGCTCACGGTCCGTTTCGGCCGCAGCAAGCTGCTGGATGATCTGGACGATGCGGTTCACCGCGCTGTCCCTTCACTGGAGGTCTACCGGCACGGGTCGGCCAGCGACCGCATGGTGCGGTCGGGCTGCGCCGTGGGACCTGGGGACCTGCCTGCGCGTCTCGCCCCGTCTGGCACAGATCATGCCGGACGGGGCGAGACGGGAGCGCGGAGTTGCGTGACTACCGGGTAGTGGTGCCGGCCGGGTCGACTCGCCATGCCTTGCGGTTGACCTTCCGGCCGTGCAGCAGGGAGAAGGACGCCACGACGAGGAAGGCCACGAACGCGAGGGTCAGCGCGACGAACTTGAGCACGTAGGGCATCACGTAGCGGACGGCCAGCGCGCAGCCGATCACGGTGACGATGCAGACCCACACGGTCAGCTCGACCGCCCACAGGCCCAGCAGCCAGTACAGCGCGGTGTGCCGGATCGAGCGGTGGAACGGCAGGTGGCGGTGGTACCGAGTGGTCATGAACGCGAGTGTACCCCCGTACGAGACGGGGGTACACCGGTCTGCGCTGGTGAATCTATCCGTCCAGGTCGTCGTGATCACGCGGACTCGGGCTGAAGATGCACCACACGATGAACGCGAACGTCGCGAGGACAGCCACGCCCAGGACCACGTCCGCCGGAGTGATCAGCGTCCACCACGGCGGACCGGCCTCGGTGACCACGTAGCCGTCACCGCCACGCTCCAGTAGCCCGTTCACTTCAGCTCCCTCCAGCCTCGGTTGGTGAAGCACTCCTGCGCGAAGTCGTCTTCAGCAGGGTCGATCAGGTAGCGCCGGCCGCCGTCCACCTCGATGATCACGGCATCAGCGTCCGGGGCGAGGAACACGGCGGTGATCTCACTCATCGAGTCCACACCTTCTCCCAATGCGCCTGCACACCCACCCGAGAAGGCACGACCAGCGGAGCGTCGCCGTCCACATAGGTCACGGTGTAGAGGGTTCCTTCAGCCTCCAGGATCACGCCCAGGCCGTCCGGGGCCACGTACACAGCGTCGAATCGGTCGTCCATCACATGGTCCCTTCCGGCACGGCGAGCATCCGCCAGCGGCGTTCCTGCGTCGGCTGCTTGACCCCGTCCTCGCTGTCCGGGGTCCACCGCACGATCAGGGTGTGCATGGCCAACTTGCCGTAGTTGCTCGGGTTGACGACGCGCCAGCCGAACCAGCCGTCAACCCCGTCGTCGTAGTCCGATTCGCACTGCTCGCCTTCACCGTTGAGCTTGTCCAGCATCCATTCCGGGCTGCCCGTCTCCGGCGGTGCCTGGTCCGGCTGTTCCTCGGCCATTTCCGTCCATCTCCTGTCCTGTTTGTGGCAACAACGCTCGCAACCTGGCCAGTCCGGCATCCAGCGCCACGCGGGCTGCCTCGGCAGCAACGCCCACGTCCGAACGGGCCAGCTCGTCTCCATCGGGACTGTCGTCTTTGACCGGCAGCCACCCGCTCAGCGCGGCGAACGCCGGAGTATCCGGCGGCACGACCTTGCCGGGTAGCTGGGCACGGGTTGGGTCCACGGTCAATCCACCTTCCATCCACTCCGTCGTGGTAGGGCTCAGCCGGCCGGGGTTGTCGGCCACCCGGCCGGCTGGCGTCACGATGCCTTCCTGTTCCGAGTCACGATCTTGCGCTTCAGCTCGTCGGCCTTGACGCACGTCTTCACGTGCTGGATGTACGTGTGGCCGCCGTGCTCGCGGTAGCCGGCCGCCTGATTCGTGCTCATCTCGCCCACCAGTGGGCGGTCGCCCGCACGCGGAGTCAGCACGAGCTTGCCGACGCGGTCATTGGGCTCCGGGTCGATCGGCACGAGCTGCGGACCCTTCTTGGTGCGGGCACGCGGGTTGGACACCCATTCCGCCCAGACGATCTGCTCGCGGCAGAACTCGCAGTGCGCCGGACGACCCTTCGCACCGGTCCGAGCGTCCGCCTTGCGCGTCGTCTCGCCGGCCATCACTTCCGCCACTCCCGCAGCTTGCGGGCCAGCACGATGCCCACCACCACGCCCGGCACGAAGATCACCAGGGCGAACACGATCAGGAACGGCTCGATCATCTCCACCAGCCTCCAGTCGGCTTGTCTCGGAACGCCTCGTTGACCAGCTCCCTCCGCTTGGCGCTGCCCGGCTCGCCGAACACGCTGGTGCTGTCCGCAGGCGACTTCCACTCCAGGTAGGCCACGAGATGCGCCACGGCGTACTCGTGGCCCAGATCCAGGATGTGGTCGGCCGACACGGCGATGGCCGCCTGCCACACGCTGGTGTTGGGCGGCTCGCCTGCTGGTCCGCCACCGAGGAACCGCACCGGTCGCCCCGGATCGGGGTCGATGCCGTGGCCGAGGATCAGCGTGTGGCCCGTGTGCCGCAGGCGAGCCATCCGCTGCGAGGCGACAGAGCCGACCGTGAGCGCGCCGTAGCCCTCCGGGCCGTAGCCGACGTGCACGGGCCAGCCCAGCTCGTCGTCCCGGACGTGCATCTCCAGGCCCTCGCGCGCTGCGGCGTCACACAGCGCGAAGTGCGCGTCTTCAGCCGTAGGGTGGTACGCGATGTGTCCGACCTGCGCATACGGCTCCAGAGCCGTCTTGACCAGGTCGTCCGCACCGATCACGATCAGCGGCAGCAGCATCAGCTTCCCCTCGCGGTAGGTTGGGTCTCTGTCGGATGTTACCCCCCGTCTGTAGCGGGGCACAATAGGAGGTCACGTGGGACTCGCGGATATCGGACCACGGTTCGCACAGCTCAAGGCCGTAGAAGGCAGCATCGCCGCGAAGATCTTGGCCATCATCAGCGACGCGGGCGCGGAGATCAACAAGCTGGCGGACGAGTCGCCGGCACTCCTGTCGATCATTCAGCACCTGGAGCAGGCGGCGCACATCACCGTCAGCTCGCCGCACCTCAAGGACCCAGCGACGGCGGACCCTACGCCAGCCGGCTCGGCTCCGACCGATCCGGCATCACCCGCCACGACCTCGACCGGGTCGTCATCGTCATCAGCAGGAGGATCGACACCATGACCGACGCCCTCACCGCCGCACTCGGTGACCTCGACACGGCCGTATCCGGCATCTCGTCCGAGCTGGCCACGGTCGTGGAGCAGGTGCAGTTGCTCCGGCAGCAGCTAGCCGCCGGCAACGCTGCGGACGCGGCCACCCTCGCCGCTGAGATCGAGCAGCGCGTGTCCACGATCCAGCAGGCCACCACCTCGGCACAGACCGCGCTCACCACTGCCGGCTCGCCCACGGGTGGCGGCACGACCAACCCGCCACCGAGTCCGGAACCCGTCGCGCAGCCGGCAGACACGCTGGACACGTCGACTCCCCCCGGTAGCTCGATGGGGTAGACTCCTCAATGTCGGTTCGGCCAGGCAGCACGGCCCTCGGCATGTGTCGCCAGGCAGGACAGACCAGAACGGCCCCGGAAGCGCTGATCACGCGACCGGGGCCGTTCTGTCGTCCGGGTGTCTTGCTCTTACGCGGGTAGCCGCTCAGCGCGGCGCCCGTGGGCTGGCAGTGGAAGTCCGGCCGTCGTGCGACAGCGTAGCCGGACTGTGCAGTGTCGGCAGCAGGTCGATCACCGAGTTGCCCTGCCACATCACCTGCACGGCCGAGAACACCACCAGCGTCACGGTGATCGACAGGCTCAGCGGGAAGATCAGATTGACCGAGCCGATACCCACGTAAATCAGTGCCACGCCGACCCGGAACCCGATCGTGCGCACGCTGGAGCGCAGCGCGCCGTGACGGATCAGCCACCACAAGGCCAGCGCCTGAAACAGGACGTTCTCGATCGAGACCGCCAGGTACGTCACGGCGGCCGTAGTGGGGCTCACGGTGGCGGCCGACGCTTCAGCGTGTCGACCTCGGTCTCCAGCGCGGTGATCCTCTGGCGCAGACCTCTGGCGTTGGTGTCGGCCTGCTGTTCGATCTCCCGCATGAGTGAGCGGTATCGGCCATCGATCCCATCGAGCTGTTCGCGCAGCGTGGCGATCTGCTTGCGGAGGTCGTTGCGCTCGTCCTGGATATCGGCCATCAGGGACTGGTTGCTCACCACGTCGCGCTCCTTGGCGACTCGCGCGGCCTCCAGTGCAGCTGCCTCCGTTGCCGCCTTCGCCGCGACTTCCGCCGCAGCTTCGCGCTCGCGCTTGTCCCTGCGACGGAACAGGATTGGCACACCGACTCCGCTGCCCGTCGCGACTCCGGCCGCGAGTATCGCCGCCAGCACGGTCGGGTCGATACTCACTTGCCCTCGCCTGGTTGGTGCCGGGTCACGATCCAGGCCGCGCGAGCCGCGAGGTAGAGCAGGACGCCCCAGTTCAGCAGGTTGACATCCGTCGTGGAGATATCGGTGACCCTGCGGACCAGAAAGATCAACCACCACACCGCCAGCAGCGTCAGGGTGAACGTGAACGTCGCTGTGTAAAGCGCGAGGCTCGGCCACAGCACGGCGGCCACGAGCAGCACAGCGGCCACGGCATACGCCCAACCCCACGCCTCGATCGGCAGCAGGGCCAGCAGGTTGCCGTAGGCGGGAGTACGAGTGAATCGGAGCGGCTGGAGCTGCATCTCCTGTGCTAGGCCGATGCACACCACGGCCAGCACGATCATGTTCGAACGAGCGACTCCCAAGCCGGCCACTGCGTCACGCCACACATGTTGTCGCGGCGCCCGGTGGCCGTTCACCTCGCCTTGCCTCCATGGTGAGCCTTGAACAGCGCCCGGCCCGCCGGAGTCGCCATCATGATGTTGGTGGCCAGCCCGCTCGCCTCGCCGGCCGGCACGCCCTCCTTGATCAGCGCGTCCCGCAGCGTCGTCCACGGATGAGCCGCGCCCATGTACCGCGCGGAACCCTTCGGCCCTATCCAGTAGCGCCACAGCTTGCTGCCCCGGCCGGTGGCCAGCCCGGACGCGAAGGTCAGTCGGAGGTCTCCGTGCCGGCGTTGGCGAAAGGGAGCACCACGCCCAGCTCGGCCAGCGCGTCGTCCGCGCGGATCGCCCGCAGCGCGTCGGCCGCCCGGTTGCGCAGGCTCGCCTTCACGTTCGCCTTGCCGGTCGGCTCGCCACCGCCGGCCGTGCCCTTGTCCTGTCCGCCTGCGGGCGGCGTGACCTTCACCGGCTGCTGTCCCGTGCCGTCGTCGGATTGGTCGTCCATCGGCCGGTCGATGTCTCCATCGTTGTCCGGGTCAAAGAAGTCCATCAGGCAGCTCATGATCACGGTGCGGATCGCCGCGAGCGTCAGCCCGCCGGCCGGAGCGAACTCGGCGCCCGGCTTGAGCATTCCGGCCGCGACGAGAGACACGGGCACGCCCGAGGCGACACGGGCGCGCGGCACGACGTAGCCGGGCGTGTTGACGGCCAGCACGGCGCACAGCTCCAGGTTGCCGGCGTGGCCACGCCAGTCGCCGGACAGCGGGGAGGACAGCAGCCGGTCCACGTCGCCCTCGGCCAACTCCGGCCGGGTCAGGCCGTGAATCCAGATCCCGTGAGCATCCTCGCCGGCCGCCACGTCCGCCACGGCCCAGCACACGTTGTCGTAGTGCTGCACGGCGGCCGACTCGGACAGGCCGTCCGGGGCGTGGCCCTCGATGCCGGGCTGGTCGCTCATCGTGATCCGGCCCACGGCGGCCACCCGAGCGGTGCCGTTGTCGTCCACCCGCACCGCGCCGGTCATGAACCGGGCGTAGTCGGTACGGCTGTGCGGTGGACGCACGCACACGTCGGAGTAGCTGGCGTGGCACTCGCTCCAGGTGGCGATATGCCCGGTGATCTCGCGCCGGCCGTCTCCCCGTGCCGCGCCGATGCTGATCGGAGTGTAGGCGGGCAGCTTCGGGTCACTGAACAGCGCCAGGGACGGCAGCACGGGCTCGCCGGCCGCCTTCAGGCTGTCCGGCACCTTCAGCTTGAGCTTGCCGGCCACCTTGCGGATGTGCGCGACCACGGCCGACTTGTCCGCACTGCCCTGGCCACGCATGTTGACGGCCTTGTCCAGGTCGGCCTGGTTCTCGATCGGGTAGGCGGCATCCGAGCCGTCCGGCTTGTCGCCCTTCATCGCCAGCCCACGGGCGAACGCGCGCTTGCGCTTCGCCACTGTCGGGCTGAACTGGCCGTCTCGCTCGGTCCAGTCCTCGTCCACCTCCAGCGAACACAGCCCGCACTCGTCACCCAGTTCGGCCGCGCGGATCGGCTTCAGCGACAGGTCCCACGACGCGCTCAACTGCGCGGCGAGCGACGGACCCATGCCCGAGGCCACCAGAACCGTGTCGACCTCTCGGCCGCCCAGCAGCTCCAGCAGCTTCTCCAGGTCAAAGTCCTCCGCGTCCTCGTCCTCGCCAATCTGCACGTAGGCGTCCGCGAACGCGGGTATCGGGCACAACGTGGTCGCGGCGATCTTGCCGGCCGTGATCGTCACGGTGTCCTTGCCGTCCTCGTTGAAATCCTCGGTGAAGTCCAGCTCGGACAGGTCCACCGAGTTGCCCAGCAGATGCCCCTTGCGCGCCAGTGCGCCACCCGTCGTGTCCGGGTCGGCCACGCCACGGCCCTGCCACACGAACGTGCCGGCCGGGAACGGCTCGCCCGTCTCGCGCGAGGTGACTTCCTCGCCCGGCTTGCGCCACATCTCGGTCATGTGCCCGATGACCTCGGCGCCCGCGTGGCCACCCTGCTGTCCGGGGTTGGTGTACTGCGCCAGGATCGAGAAGGGCAGCGCGCGGTGGCCCAGGGCACCGGGCTTGATCAGCCGGCGGTCGCTGGTGGCCAGCCCTTCCACGGCGAGCGCAGGAAAGAACAGCGGCAGCTCGCCCTTGTCGTTGAGATCACCGATCTCGGCCTTGGCGTCGGCTCCCGCTGGACCGACCGTGGCCCGCTTCTTGGTCATGCTCCACTCCTTGCGTTGGCCAGCCACCGCTGCTGTGCGGCCAGTATTCGCTCCCGCTGCGCCACGCTGCGTTGAGCTGTGGTGCCGGTCCGCCCGGCCGCCTTGTCCAGGTCGGCCAGCAGCCGCTCGTTCTGCATGGCCGGTGACTCCGGCTCGCCGGTTTCCAGCCGCTGGACCTCGTCCGGGATCGCCCACACTGGTACGTAGTCGCACATGCAGCCCGCGTGGTCACCCGGCCGCAGAACCTCGCCCAGCCACGCCGTGGCCGTGTCTGTCGCCAGCCGCTTGTCGTCCCAGCCGGAGAACCGCCGGCCGTCCAGCGCGTGGTGCGGCTCGAACGCCTTCTGCCGGGGCGTGATGCCGTAGCGCCACTGAAACCCGATCTCGTCGGCCCGCAGGCTGATCGCGCCGTGCAGGTCCGTGCCGGTCGCGATGCCGCCCAGCGGCTGATCGCCGTGCGCCCGGCCGTCGTCGGACACTCCGGCGCGCGGCTCGCCACCCACCACGGCCAGCGCGGAGCGGATGTCCCCCGGCATCACGATCGAGTCCACGACCTCGCCCACGTGGTCCTCGGTGCCGTGCCGGCCGTACAGCCTGTTCAGCGCCCGCGTCCGCAGGCTGTGCTCCAGGCGGTTCCAGCCGGTCGGGATGCGCCGGGTCAGCGTGCGGGTCAGCTCGGCCACGGCCGCGAGCGGCAGCCCGTAGGACAGCGATGCGAGCTGCAACGATGCCTTGATGGCCTGGAGACACCACTTCGCGAACTGCTCGGACAGGTAGGTGAACGCGGCGGCCAGCAGCGCGTCCTGCACCACGCCCAGCTCGGCTACCCGCTCCGGCCCGAGGAACACGGCCAGGTCCACGCCTCGGTGGTCGGCCAGGATCTCGCGGTTGACCTTGTGTTGCGCGGCCGACGCGATGCGGTGTGCCGCCTTCTCCACCGCAGCCATCACCGCGTCGTCGCAGGCCACCATCAGGCGGTCGCGCAGGTGTCGATCGATCTCCACCAGGTCGTCACCGGTCACGAGCCGCACTGAATCGAGTACGCCCTGCGGGTGTGCCGCAGCTACGCGCACGCCTGCGGGTGCCGGCGGTGCGCCCGTGGACGTGGATGTGGGGACGGGCGCCTGCGCCTGCGGTAGCGCACGCCGGGGTGGCGGCGGGCTGACCTGCTGCGTGGCCGGCGTCTTGCCGTTGACCGGCTGCGGTGCTCCGGGCGCGGCCGGCACCACCTGCGGGATTCCGAGCGCCTGACTGACCAGGGCTCCTGCGGTGGCCGGGTCCGGATTCACCTTGAACGCCAGCATGACGCGCAGCTCGTCCTCGGTGGGCGCGTCGGATTCCTCGTACCCCATGTCCCGGCGCACCGTCTTCGGCCCGATCACGCCCAGAGTGAACGCGGCCTGCGCGTCGGAGGACCGGTTGGCGTTCTCGGTGACCTTGCCCGCGTCGTACCAGACCTGCACGGTCTGCGCCTGTTGCAGGGTCAGGCCGTAGCCGCCTTCGGTGACCGGCATCGCCAGGATCGGCCGCAGGTACGCCTCGGTGATGCTGTCGACCTGCAACCTCATGCCCGGTTCGAGGTGGTTGGTCCAGGTCTGCGCGTCGATCACGTAGGCGTTCCAGTGGTTGGTGTCCTGCAACCCGGTGACCACGGTCGGCGGGATATCGAGCGTCTCGCCCATCCGCTTCAGGCCGTTGTTCAGCTTCTCCATCAGGCCCGAGCTGGTCTCGCGCTCGAACGTGATGTGGCCCTTGGCGGCGGCCTCGATGTCCTCCGCGTCGCCCCGGATCACGATCGGCACCACGGCGCCCGCGTCGCCTTCGTTGGCGATCGGCGCCAGCATGGCCGCTGCGAGGTCGGCCGCGAACGGGTCGGCCTCTGGGTCGGACTCGTTCGCTCCGGGCTCCCTGCGCACCAGGGACATGCCGTAGGGCACCATCCACACGCCGTTGGCGGCGATCCGACTGCGGGCGGCTGCGCGCAGCTCGCGGCCGATCAGCACGATGTCCTCGCACACGTCCAGCATCGAGCGCAGCGGCGAGTCGGCCAGCATCTTGAACCTCGGGTGCGGCACCCACAGCCGCAGCAGCGCCTCCCGATCCTTGTCGATGGGGATGGCCGGGCGGCCGGGCACCTCCACGACACCGAGGTTGCTCGCGCCGGCTACCGGCTGGATCTCGTCAGTGCTGCGAACCGTCCACACCTCGTCGCCCTGCTCGTCCGGCTTGCCGTGCAGCCACGCTTCACCGGTCACCGAAAAGCAGGTGTCCAGGACGGCCGCGAAGGCGTGCCCGTTGCGCCAGGGCAGCCTGTTCAGCGCGTCCTGCGCCGCTGTGGCCACCGCCGGCTCCAACGTGCAGTTCTCCGCGTCCATGCGGATCGGCTCGTCTTCCCGGTCGTTGACCTGCCCGATGACCAGGGCCACCTTCGCCATCGCGTTGCCCCGGAAGCGCAGCGCGGCTGCCATCTCGCCCACCAGGTCCCGGTAGTTCCAGGCTTGGTGTTGCCAGTTCATCTTGGTGGCGGCGATGCGGTTGATGACGTTGCGGTCCTGGAGGTCGATCCTCATGCCGGCGGCGGTGAGCATCGAGGACGGGGCACGGTTGCGGCCGGTACCGGTGCGGTCGCGGAACCAGCCCATTACGCTGCCACCCTCCGCATGATGATCACTCGCCGAAGATCATTGGTCCTCGTCCAGCCGGCTCGTCAGCTCGATGACCAGGCTCGCCGCGTATGAGCCTGCCATGATCCGCACGAGCACGGCGTGGAGTCGCGGACACAGCGCCCGCAGCACCAGCAGGCCGCCGGCCACGTGCACGCTCGCGCACCACGGGCAGTCCAGCAGCTCCATCAGCCGGTACCGCTTGTGCCCGTACAGCCAGTCGGCCGCCACCTTGCGTGGTCGGTCAGCGATCGAGTCCGTCTGGACCAGGCGCACGATCCTTGCGACCGCAAGCACTTCGGTCACGGAGTCGAGTACGCCCTGCGGGGTGGCTGCTCCCGCAGGGCGTACTCCCGCACTCCCGCTCACGGCAGCTCCGGGAACTGCACCGGCAGGATCTTGGTCGTGACGGCGCCGGCCTTGAACGCCAACACCGAGCCGTACAGGTCGGTCTGGAACGGGCCAGCCATGATCGGCACGTTCGCGGTGACGTGGATCGCGTCCGGTCCCGCTTCCTCGGGCATCGTCACGTTCACCGTGTCCGTGGCCGTGCCGAGGATGAACAGGCACAGACTCCCGTTGTTGGCGGTGCTGTTGCCGTTGACGATGTCCGCGACGGCGGCACCCGTGGACAGGTCGGTCACGGCGCGCACGCCGGGCGACATGTTGTTGAACGAAGTCGCGTTCACGTTGGTCGTTGCCATCGGTGGTACCTCCTGGTCAGGCGTGGTCGCGCTGATCGTAGTGCTCAGTACCAGCCGCCGTAGTCAGCTCGGTAAGTCGGCTCGTCGCGCGGCTCCGCGCTGCTGATGATGATCGAGATGCCCGGCAGCACGATCTCCCGCCACGGCCACGGGGTGAGCCGGCCGCCTCGTCGCCACGCCACTCGCCGCCAACCGCGCCCGTGGTGCTCCACATTCACGTGCCAGCGGCGGATCTTCACTCGGGCCAGTCCCGGATCACGGCGATCCAGTACACGACGGACAACGCGGCCATCGGCACCGACGCGATGAGCAGCGGCCAGTTGACGTTCACGAGGGCTGGACCTCGCCCCGGAAGTTGGTGCGCCGCGCCTGGTCGCTCGTCAGCTCGCGCACCACGTACGGGTCATGTCCCGGCCCGTGGTTGGGCGCGTAGGGCTTGATCGAATCGATCGTGAAGAACTCCATGCACTCGTGCCGCTCCACCAGCAAGAACTGCTCGAACAGCCAGCGCTGCCACGACGCCCGGTCATAGGCGGCCGGCGGCACGGGAAACAGGTGGCGAACCCGGATGTCCGCGTGTGGCGCGTAGCTGTCCGGGGTCACCGCGAGCACGATGAGCGTCAAGCCTCTGCTGTGTTGCCCACGGTCCTCGTCGGACAGCCACACCCGCCAGCCCGGCCGGTACGTGCAGGACGCCACCAACTCGTCCAGCGCGGTGGGGAATGGTGCCTCCTGTGCGTTGTTTCAGCGCTATCGGCGGGTTGCCCGTCACGCCGTCCACGTCGTTGACCATCGTGGGATCTCCATCCCTCGTTCCAAAGCGTGATCGCCATCGTGCCGGGGCACCAGTTCGCAACGGCCGTGGTAGTCGTAGTCAGCTCGCGGCTCGCGCCGGGCACGGCATCGGCGCCCGAAGGGCTTGGCCCACGGCAAGGTGTTCGGCTCGGGCACAGGTGTGATGACCTCGGTCTCGGTGTGCTTGCCCATCAGCGCCAGCCCGACAGCACGCCGACGATCAGCGCGACGCTCGCGCCTGCGGCCAGGGACAGGAAGCCCAACGCCAGGCCCGTGACGTGCAGCCACTCCAGCAGTCGGACATGCGTCGGGACGCGCTCAGGGTGGAACGTGAGCTTGCGGCAGCACAGGCAGCAGTAGATCTTCGCCCGACCGAGGTCGACCAGCTTGCCGTCGTCCCAGGTGTGGTCGCCGTGGCAATTCACGGACAGATCTTGGACACTCACCGCGCACCACCAGCAGCGCAACCACTTCTGCTTGCGCCACGCTCGCCGCAGCGGCCGGGTGTAGACCACGACGAACCCGTGCCGACCCTGGGCACAGGCTTCCTCGTGATCGGTGATCATCTGACGATCCTGATCCACTTCGCTGGATCGTGCCAGTCCTCGGACAGCGGGTCCGGCAGCACGATCTCGTGGCCGCCCACCGTGTAGCCGATCACCGTGCCCGGCCGGGCGACCGAGTTGCCCACGCTCTTGCCGCCCGGACACATCAGGCACGAGTCGACGCTGTGCCGGCCGTGCGGACAGCGATCGAGGTCCATCAGCAGCCTGAACGCCCGCACGTACTCCGGCGGTGACGGCTCCATCGTGCGGTACAGCGGCTTGCCGTCCTCGTCGTCCAGCCACTCGACCACCGTGCCGTCGCTGAACACGCAACCCTCAAGCTGCACTTCGTCCGGCGGGTTGGCCGCTCCGGTCGCCAGGTGCTGCTCGGGTGGCGTCGGTCGGTAGATCCGGAAGCGCCTCACGCGCTCACCGGCCACGGCGAGACGTTCCGGCTGAAGTCCGGCCGCCAGCGCTTCAGCGCGTGCCCGCAGCCGCAGCCGCCTGTCTGCGTCACGACCACCAGGCCGGCAGCAGTGTGCACGTCATGCGCGTAGCCGGGCAGGCCGTTGATCGGCCGAACGGTCCGGCTGTAGTCGATCGAGCTGAACCAGTCAGGGGTCTGCTCGTCGGCCGGGCGACCACGGAACACGGCCAACCCGGCATCAGTGGCGTAGACCCGGCACGTATGCCAGATGATCTCGCGGTCGGTCTGGCGGGGCAGCAGCACCGTGGCTGGCCACCACCCGTGGTAGGTGACCGTAGGGCTCAACGCGGTGGTCATGGACCCATCTTCGCATGGAAGTCCCCCGTACGGCCGGGGGTGGCGTACGGGGGACTTCGGTGCCGCTACCAGGCACTGGGGGTTGCCGAGCGGCTCGCCCAGGTTACGCCTCGCGGGGTACATCCGAGAGGCGAATCAGGCCCTGCGCCGCCAGCTCCTGCAACACGGCCGGCACGATGGCGGCGGCCGTGTTCGGCTGGTCGGCCGGCAGCTTGCTGATCAGCTCCATGGCCAGCATCTCCAGGAAGTGAGCATCCACGAGCGTCGTCCGCCTCGCCCACGCCAGCCGGTCGACAGCAAGCCGGATGATCTTCCAGTCCTGGCCGCACTTGCAGCCCCACAGCGCGCCCACCTTCGGCGCGAACAGGCCTGAGTGCGCGAGGATCAACGGCGTGCTGCACTGGTGCGCGCCGTTGATCCTCGCGGCCGTCCATGTCGATCCAACCTGACTTGCGCTCGCCTTTGCCCATGATCACTCCTGCTCGGGTAGGTAGAAACGGAACGTCGGGATGCCGTAATCCTCGGCCAGGTCGGCACAGTGCGTGGCGCCGGGCGAGCCGTCAAAGATGAACGTCAAGCAGCAGTCGGCCACTGGTCGCGCCTGCACCATCCGCTCGTTGCGCATCCTGCCGGCCAGCCGTGGCGCGTCCGCCCACTGCTGCGGCGTGACGGGGTGCTCGTCCAGCCCTGTGCGGCCCAGGAGGCGCCAGGAGGTCGCACCCTGCTGGTCGGCACCTCGGGCGGCTCCGTGGCGCAGGACGCACGCGCAGGGCAGCAGACCGAGGACATCGTGGATCACGCTCGGGCGAGGCCAGCGCCGCGAGCCGGACAGCAGGCACACGTCCACGGACACGCCCGACGCGAGCCACGCCACCAGCGCAGCTCGCGTCGTCGTGATGCTCATCGTCGGCCCGTTCTCCGCAGAACCTCAGCGATCTTCTCGGCTGGCGTGCCCTTGGTGCCGCTGACGACCTGGTCGATGACCTTGTCGGTCCGGGTGGTCGGCAGCTCACGGTCAGCCATCAGTCGGTGCTCCCCTGCTCCAGTCGGCCGGCAGGAAGCCGCCCCTTGGTGATCCAGCCGTCCAGCGCCTCGAACTTCTCCGCGAACTCGTCCCGCGTCGACTCGACCGGTGCCGTTCTGCACGTGCTCGACCAGCTCCCGCAGGTCGGCCAGCGTGGCGTTGGGGTCCATCGGTCAGCCCTCCAGGGTGACGTGCGGCCAGTAGACGACGAGGCTGCGGCCCATCGAGTCGGTGTGCAGCTTGTGGGCCAGCTCGCGTGCCGGCTCGATGACCTCGTACACGTCCGGGTACTCGTCCTCGATCGTGTCGGCCACGAGCATCCCGGTCAGGAACACCAGGAACTGCGCCAGGTCGGACAGGCTGTCCATCGTGATGGCCATGCAGGTCTCGCCGTACATGTCCCGGCCGCTGTAGTCGTTGCGGAGCTGTTCGAGGTCGATGCCGGCCAGCTCCATGGCCTGCTCGATCTGGTAGCGGTTGATTCCGATCTTGGTCTGCATGTCGATCTCCCCTGTTCGGGTCAGGCCGGGACGTACAGGTCGGAGTAGACCGAGCGGATGATCTCGTCGGCGTGCTCGACCGCGCTGCGGGCCGAACCGTCGACGTGGTTGACCTCGAACCGGCGCAGCAGGTTGGCCAGCGTCTGGAACTCGCTGAACGACAACTTGCCGGTGGGCTGGTTCGACAGGAGACCGGACCCCATCGCGTAGGGCTCCTTGACCAGCGGCTTGTTGATGAAGGCCACCGCGCTGGCTTTGTCTGCGAAGGCGACCGTGCTCGGCCAGCGTGAGGCGGATCGGACGACGCGGAACAGCACGGCCATCGGCTGCCCGGTCTCAAAGATCATCAGGCGCAGCACGGCACCCTGCTCGGTGACGGCCACCAAGTCGATCGACTGAACGTGACCCTTGGTGGATACCGTGACGATGCCGTCGTGCTGGACGGACTCCCGGTCACCGAACACTCGAACGGCCTGCTCAGTCATGTCGATCTCCCTCGTCTGCGGGCCACTCCGGCCCTGCAAGACCAAGAGTACCCCCTGTCGCACGCGGGGCACAATGGCCAGTTTCATGGGACGATGTCCGAGGCACGGGAGTTTCCTGGTCCAGCGAGATCTGGAAACAGGAAACGGCCGACCCGAGCTTGACCGAGTCGGCCGTCTGTGCTGCTGGTCAGTCCTCCAGCGGGTGCATCGGGCAGTCCGGCTTGCCGTTACATCCGCCGTCGTTCTCCGGCGTGATCTCGTGGTCATGGCCAGGGTGCAACATGATGTTGTAAAGCCCATCCGTGTCCACGAATGAACGCCGCTCCGACCCGTCGTCCAGCGTGTTGTGCGTCAGGTGGCCCGCACAGCCGATCGACTTCTTGCAGCCGGCCTTGTGGCAGAACGTCGGGCAGTCGACCTCGCCCGTGCAGTTGCGGCCCCAGCACTGCTCAACAGTTGCTACCACGATGCCCCCTACTCCTAGTAGCTGTCTCGTTCGACCACGAACAACATGCACGGGTCCGGCATCCACGAGTCGATCCATGCGTGAATGTCCAAATCCACCTGGTGCGGGTTGTCGATCAGGAACTGGTCCACGTGCTCGACACAGTTCACCTTCAGGTCCAGGTGGCGTCCGGCCACCTGGTCAATCCGCAAGATCCGGTCGACTTCCTCCGCGTACTCGTGCATCCACGAGACCATGTCCGCTCGCGCGTCGGCCCATGACCGGAACTCGGTCACCTTCCGGTAGTCGGTGATGACCTTGGTTTTTACGTCACCTGTGCCATATCCGGCCGTCCACACGTCGCCTGTGGTCGATTCGGCTCCCATGCTCACTCCTGTTGTCGATCTTTCACCCCAGCGGATTGCCGAGGCGTTACCTGTCCCGGTAGGCGATCGCCCAGCCGTCCGGCTTGCCGTCCTCGGTGTCGATGACCACCGCGACGTACAGACCGGGCGTCTCCCGGATGTGGTCCTCAAGCCGACCGCCCACGAACTCGCTCGGGTGCATGACCGGCCCGTTGTAGCCGGACTGCCCGGTCCAGCCGACCAGCAGTGTCCAGCCCTGTGCGCCGGCATCCTCGATCAACTGCTGGTCGTGCTCCGGTAGCACCTGGCCGTCCGCGTCGCAGCCCACGTGCAGCTCGGGCGCGTAGACGCCCTGCACGTTGCCCTCGTCAACCTCGCCGTGCGGGTTGATCCGGATGACGTGGTCAACCTGCATCTGATCGTTCAGCGTCGTCATGGCCTAATCCCCTCCCGTTGCTACGTCGTGCGCCAAGGCCAGCAGCTCGGCTAGCTCCGCTTCGGCGCCTTCATAGCTGGTCCACGGCTGGTCTACGGAAGATCGACTTGCCACGCGCCAGCGCCGTTCCTGCTCGTCCCAGTCGACCGTGATCAGCTCGTCCCAGTTGCTCACGACGAGCCGCCTTGAGCTTCGCGACGGGCGACGAGCCTGCGCAGCGCCTCGTCCATCGGTACGCCTGCGGCAATGTCGTCCAGCAGTGCGCCGTTGTTGGTCACTCGGGCAACGGCCTCCTTGCGGGACACGCCACCGAGGGTGGTCAAGAGGTTCACGGCCGCCTTCTTGTGGCGGCGCCACGGGATGATCCGCATATCAGTCTCCTGTCGTCAGCTTGATGCGGCGCGAGACCTCGGACAGCGTCTCGAACTGCTCCCACTCCATCAGCCCGGCCGGGCACGGGCCATCGATCACCCACTTGCGCAGGCCCTCGGCTCCCCAGTGGCCGTAGTCGCCGGTCCGCTTGAGCACGATCTCCGGCCCGTCGCCGGCCTCGTGCCAGATCCGCGCCTCAACCGCGTCGGACTCCGCGTAGTAGTCGCTGGTCACCTCGTGGCTGTCCTCAGCGCAGAGCTGCCACGAGTAGCCCTCGGGCAGCTCGGGCAAGAACGTGGTGCTCATCAGTGGAAGTCCCTCCGGTAGCGACATTCGGTGCAGCGCGAACCGGTGCCGACGAACTTGACGCACACGGGCGGCTGCGGCTTGACCTCGATCGACCGGATGGACTGGCGAAGCAGGCCGACCGCGAGAGCGGTGCCCCGGTCGCCATCGCTCTGGACGATGACTCGATGGGTCTCGACCTCCAGCACGGTGCCGACGTACAGCGTGGCCAAGGTGCCAGGACGGCCGTAGAGGATGCTCACGCGGTCGGTGGGCTTCAGGTCAGTCGGGGAGGTCATGACGACAATGTACCCCCCCTGACGAGCGGGGCACAAGGGTCAATCTATCCGGCCAGGTCCGCGTTGGACTTCAGCTTGCGGCGCTCCCGCTCCGACATGCCACCCCAGATCCCAAACCGCTCGTCGTGCTCCAGGGCGTAGGCCAGGCACGCTCCCTCGACCGGGCAGCGGTGACAGGTGGCCTTGGCGTCGGAGACGCTGCCACCCTTCTCCGGGTACCACAGGTCCGGATCTACTTGAGAGCACAGCCCGCCGGCTAGGTCGGGTGCGGTCAGCACGAGCTTGCTCATGATCAGTTCACCTCCAGTAGGCGAGACCGGCCGCGACCAGGACGGCCACGGACAGCAAGACGAGCGTGATCCGGCCGACACGCCACGCCCGGCGTCGGTTCCGGGCGTGGCGTTCGATGCGGGACCAGGGATTCATGCGGACAGCGCCCGCTGGGCCACGTAGCGCTCGAACATCGTGTCGTCCGTGCGCAGGTAGGGCAACATCACCTGGTCGAACGTGACCATCTGCGTCTCGATGATCGCGAGCTGCGCGGCCACCCAGTCGCGCATGATCCGCCAGGCCACGCGCTCCGCGTGCTCATCGGTCTGGTACTTGCGGTCCACGCGCTGACGTGCCAGCACGCCCTGTACGGCCGACGCACGCACCGGCAGGGTGTAGCGCAGCGCCTCGCCGTTGAGCACCACAGCGAACTCCAGGCCCACGATCCGGCCATCGGTGTCGAACTCCTGCGCCACACCGCGAGCGCCGGCCTTGACCAGCAGCTCGGTGATCTCGCCCACCGTGCGGTGACTGGACACCCCCGTGGTGTAGTCCTTCAGCGGCATCACGTCACCTCAGCTTCAGCTTGTCTGCGGTCAGCTCGGACCCACGGGGCAGTTGCAGCTTGTGGATCGACTTCCCGAGGCGCCAGCAGTTCCAGGCGTGCGTCGTGTACCACAGCTCGTTGCTGCGGCTCAGCGTGCCCTCGCGCTTGTTGCGCTGCACGGTCTCCCGCAGGGTCAGGATGGGCGAGCCAACGTCCAGGCTCGCCCCGGTGATCAGCCCGTTGAAGAACTCATCGATCACCGAGCCGGTGACGATCCGGGTGGCCATGATGTGCGCCGCGCCGATGATCGAGATGGTGGACCCGACCGCCTGCCGGACGCGGTTGGCCGCCTGCACGGCCGCGTCCACCTGGTCCAGGTGTTCCTCCACCCAGTCCACGATCTCGAACGTGCTGAACTTGATGTTCTGGGCCAGCACGTCACCGAGGTCCCACCGCATCGCGCAGGAGGCGATCGCCGCTGCGCTGGGCGCGTTGGCCATGCCCTCGATCTTGAGCTGGTCGACTGCGGTACGGACCCGGCCGCCGTCCATGTACTTCTGCGTGTCCGTGTCGATGCCGTGGATCACCACGAACTCGATCACGATGCCGGTCTCGACCACGGCCGCGAGGCGGTGCTGGCCGTCCAGCAGGTCACCCTTGTTGTCGAACCGGATCGGGTCACCGAGGAAGGGCCACTCATTGGCCTCGATCGCCCGGACGTACTTGCCGGTCGTCTTCGCGGTCAGGGAGCGGTTGCGGCCGTTGTGATGCTCCAGGATCTCGGCCGCGCGGTCCGGGCCGATCTTCTCCACGGTGATCTTGGCACCGCTGGACGCGGTGATCTCGTGCGTCATAGCAGACCTCCGGTCAGGTACAGCGTCTCGGGCACGGCCAGCCTGGCTGGACCGTTCATCGGCACGATCTGGTGGATCTCCCACGTCATCGCCGGCACGCCGTAGTTCTGCACGGCGGCCGACCGGGCGTACAGCGTCAGTGACTCGTCGTCCATCTCGTCGTCCGGGTGCAGCGTGAACAGGAACGTGTGGATGCCGACCGTGGCCTGGAACTCTGGGTGCTCGCGCACCTCGGGCGGCACGACCGTGCGGACCGGTAGCGGGTCGGACTGCTTGCGCTTACGGCCGAACTCGCTGGCCGCGTTCCGGACCACCTTCGGGCCAGCCGCCTGCCTCGCTGCGGCACGAACCCGCTTGGCCTTGGCCTTCGCACCACGCTTGGTCCTGCGCCACAGGTGACGTGCCAGGGCACGGAACAGGCGGTTGAGGAAGCCGCGCTTGCGGCGCCGGGCGCTCACCGCTCGCACACCACCAACGGGACCTGCTCCCATCGGTCGTTGCGCCACCACTCCAGCGAACCGATCGGGTCACCGGGCGAAAACGCTTCCTCGGACATGTCGGCCAGCACGACGCGGCTGACCCAGACGCGCAGCTCGTTCGGCGCTTCTGCGATCAGGTCGTCGGCCTGTCCGACCGCGAGCGCGGGCCAGGTAGCCAGCACGCTGTAGTCCACGTCCACCACGCCGTCCGGGTGCCGGCGGTACAGCTCCAGCAGCTCGTCGGGCGTCATCGGGCAATCCGTCATGATCCAACCTCGTAACTCTCGGCATCGGCAGCCGTCTCGTTGACCGCACGGGATAGGGCGTCCAGCACGTCGCACGACCGACCGGCGGTCGTGACCGGATCGCTGGCCCACTGCATCCAGTTCGATTCGCTCTCGCTGGAGATCTCGAACTGGGTGGTGGAGCCGTCCTCGTACTCGATCTGCCCGGTGACTTTCACCGTGGCCCTCCTGTTCTGTCGGGCGGTACTGCGTGGATCGGACGGGAATCGAACCCGCAACCGGCCGGTTGTCGTGGAGACCATTAACCGGCCTGCTCTGCCGTTGAGCTACCGACCCCAACGAGCCGGCCGCAGAAGGGGGGTCTGCGGCCGGCTCGTCCCGGCTCACCGCTGTGCGGCAGCCAGCTCCATCGCGGCCACGGCCTGGTCGTCCAGGGTGGACGCGCGCTCCGCGCTCGGGATCGTCTGCGTGAAGCTGGTGATCGCGTTGGCGAACCCGGCCGCCGTGCCCTGGCCACCGAGGGTGAAGTGGGACAGGATCGAGTCCGCCTCGGCCTCGGTCCACTCGAACCGCTTGGCCAGCACCTTCGCCGTCTTGGCTGGCGAGGCGATGACCGCGCCGGCCGCCTGCTCCAGCTCGGTCACCCGAGCGGTCAGGAAGTCGCTGGACAGCCACTCGGCTACCTTCTGCTTGGCCTGCGCCTTGATCACGTCAAGGGACTTGGCCTGGACCTCGAACCCCCAGCCCTCGTCCACCCGAGCGCCCAGGTGCGCCTTCTTGACGGCGAACGCCGGCAGGGTCAGGCCGTTCTTGCACACCCGGACCAGCAGGCGCGGCTGGAGCGACACGGCGCCGTGACCGGTCTCGCTGTTGCCGAACTCGAATCCGGCGAACACGACCGGCAGGCCGTCCTCGGACTGGCCTTCGCGTGCGGCCACACCCTGCCACGCGCTGATCCGCTTGCGTGCGGCCTCCATCTCCGGGTTGGCGAACGGGTTGCGGTAGTTGCCCAGCAGGGTCGGGGCGAGCGCGGAGACCTGCGGCGAGTAGGCGCGAACCCGCATGAAGTGGTCGGTCAGGTCGCACTCGCGGATCTCCAGGTCCACGCCGGCCTCGCGGATGCCGGACAAGACGGACATGAGCAGGTCCAGGTGGTCGATGCGGCCGAACCGGTCGGACAGCATCGCCCGCAGGACGCCCTGACCGTTCTCGTCGCCCCGGAACAGCCGCAGCATGAAGTTGCGGTCATCGGCCGCGTGGATCGTCTCCACCGAGCCGTCCACGACGCGGCGCTGCTTGCCCCGCAGCAGGCCGTTGACGTTGGCGTCGTACAGGTCGGTCCGGCCGGTCTCGCGCAGCTTGCGGAGGTAGCGGCCACCGATGGACAGCTTCTCGGCGATGTCCGAGTCAGCCGCTGCGGTCGGGCGGTAGATCCCGTTGGGGTCCGTCACGCCGTCTTCGCTGATCTGCTGGTCCAAACCGGACAGGACCAGGTTGCCGTCCTTGACCCGCAGGGTTTCAGCGGCGGCCACCACGTCGATCTTGAGCGCCTGCTGGGTCCGCAGGATCTCGGTCAGGTCGGTCAGGTTGGCGTTGCGGACACCCTGGATCGCGTCGGTGGCGGTGAGATTCGACATCTGATTTCCCCTTCGGTCGGGGGCCATTCTGACCCCGTGAGATCAAATGTACCCCCCCAGTGCCACGGGGCACAACCCCCTATCTTCGGCGGATCTTCGGATGGTACTCAGTACCCCGTTTTACGTGGGGGAACATGCGACAATGCTGCAATGAGGACCACCGTGGTACTGGCCGCACTCGTGGTACTCGCCGTGTCGATCACCTGGGATTGGTGGGCGGTCTCGGTCGGTACCTTTGTGGGCTACGTCATCTGGACATTCATCCGCATTCCCCTCGAACGCAAGAGGCGATTGAGGGGATTCGAGATCATCGACCCGAAGGACTACCGATGAGCGACGAACGGCGCTTGCCCCGGCTGTCCGGCATCCGCCTGGCCCGCCTCGTG